AAGGGTGGTAAATGTGAAAAACCACCCAAGCCGGGTATCGGCCCGGTAATGCCAGCGGCCAAACACAAAAAACCAAAAGTGTGAGAAAATGCAAACGATACTAACAAAATATCTTGGCGTGACTAACCACAAAGGGTCACGGATAAAAGCGACAAACAGCGGCAAAAGCAAAAGCGTGACAATCAGTTATGATTATGCGTTAAGCACTATGGACAACCACCGGAAAGCGGCGGCGGCACTAAAAGCCAAACTTCGTTGGCCGGGGCGCATGATTGGCGGACACACGGAGCCGGGGATGGTTTGGGTTTTTGACAATGAGGAGGCGGAAATATGAGAATATCAGAAAAACATTTGCAGAGTTTAGTCGATAGACTTAACGAAATCATGGGCCAAAATCCCCAACCCTATGACATGACAAAAACCGAAAACCGGGCCAACGTTGGCACATACGTTTTAAGCGGTGCTTATGGGGGGTGGCAACTGGCCCGAATCTGTAACGAACACGGAGGACAAGACCAGCCACTTGGCGGCGGGTTTGAATCCAAGCGGGAAACGTATGAAAAAATTCGGGCTTTTATTCGCGGAATTGAGGCGGCACGGGAGGTGAAGAAATGAACAAACAAACCCTTGACGAAATAAACGCCGAAACAATAACAAGCCAAGACTTCGATAATGTCTGCAAAATTATTGATTGGTTGACGCAAAAAAGCGACACCCCAAACACCGGCGACCATGTAGCGGCAACCATGAACGGCCCCTATTACCGGGAAGAAAAGCAAATCCCGTTTGCTCGGTTCTACCGGAATCCGAGAACCATATTCAAACCCCTTCCAAAGAAAATAGACCAAGCGGGTATTATTGGGGTGAAATTGGCCGATTATAGCGGGCCAAACGCCGCGCGGGGGATGGACGAAATGATGGGATGGCAAATTGGCCAAAATCTAGCCTTTTGCACCGGCGGTTCTAATTACAGCTATGGCGGCGAAGACGATCCGCAATACATCCGAAACGGTTCGCGGGCGGTTTGGTACTATACCAACACCGCGCAAGACCATTGGAAACATTTACAGTTTTATGTGATGCAACCAAGCTGGACAGTTAAACTTTTGCACAATGTTTGATTCCCCTTCAGCGGCTCCAAACGCGGGGCCGTTGATGGGGGTTCAGATACCCCACAAAAAATGTGAGAAAATGAAAAAACTAAACCAAAAACGAATGGACGCCATAATGGCGGGCTTTGTCAAAATATGTAAAAAACACAAAACAGCACTTCCAGATGCGCTAATGGTCGTCATGGCGGGTTGTTTTGTTGGGGCCGTCGAGGAACTTGGCCAAAATGAGGCCGAAGAAGTCGCGCACGGCATGGTTGCCCACTGTCTTGACTTGATAAAGAGCGCGGGAGGTGAGGCATGAACCAAGGACTTGACCGGCTACCCGTAATTGACCAAAACCAAGGGAAATTGCAGGAATATATTTTGGGGCGCATCGCCGCCAAGGGTCATCATTTTTCACGCGGCAACCGCGACAACCGCTCAATCGACGCGCTACAAAGAAAGGGACTCGTAAAAACTGAAGTACACACGACGCGGAGCGGCCAGCGGTTACGGAAGGTGGTGGCAAAATGAAACGTCTTCTCTTTGGCCCCACAATCGCGCTCACGGCCTTTTTATTATCGCAGGGGTACACATACACCCAACACATGCCAAAAGAGGCTCAGAAGCGAAAATCCAAGGTGTCTTGGTATGGTGAGCGATACCGGGGGCGGCTCATGGCCAATGGAAACCCATTTAATCCAGACGCCCACACGGTCGCGCATCGCACGTTACCCTTCGGAACGCGGGTTCGGTTCCAGCATGGGCCGAATGTAGTTTTCGCAACAGTCACAGATCGTGGGCCATTTATTAAAGGTCGCGAATTCGATCTTTCAAAGGCGGCGTTTGCGGCATTGGCCCAAGTTGAGGCCGGGCTAATTTCGCCAAAATGGGAGGTAGTGGAATGAAAATCTACGCCGTGCCATACAACGACCAAGCGGGGAACCACATCCAGTGGGCGCGATCCAAGTCGGCGGTTCCAGAGGCGAAGCGAATCGTTCGCGACAAATACCGGCGCAACGGCAACACCAAAGACTTTGAGGGATTTGGGGAACCGTACCCAATGGACGTTCCGCCGGGCAAACAGGGCTTGATTGACTGGCTCAACAACGAACTACCCTCGTACAATTTGTAACCGCGTTTTCTCACACATCCAGCCTCGTCCCTCCAGCGGGGGCGGGGCTTTTTTGTGCAGTAATCGCGCCGATTTCCCAACATAGAAAAATTAGTTTTAATTATGTATATATTTTCAAGCGCGTGTATCGGTCGGTAATCGAACCGATTACTGACTAATTTCTTCCCGCCACATTTGCGGGTACAAATACCCCCAAAACGAGGGCAACTCCCGCATCGTCCGCTCATCCAGATGCACCGAATACTGGTAATCATATTTTGAGCCGCGCCCACAAACCTCATCAAACACAAACGGCGTGTACCGAGGCAACACGGGCGTCGGCTGTTTGCTCTTAATCAACTCGTCCAGCGTCATGGCGTTTGGTTTCCAGCCCGGCGCGTTTCCAGCCGCTCGGCCTCCAGATGGTACACTTTTCCAGTCAGCACCCGGAGCACCCGCAGCACCCGAATTTCCAGCTTGCTCTATATATATTTATTTCTTATTTCCTATATATAAGTTTAGATTAGGGTGCTAGGGGTGCTGCGGGTGCTGGATTCGTCAAAGCAGCGGTTAATTCGGCACACTGGAGATGCGCCACTCGTTTCGCCCGTTGACCTTCGCCGAGTCGTACAAATCGGGCCTAGCGGTTTTTAGACGCCGCATATAGGTCTTGAGGGCCGTTGGATAGGAGAGTAGTTTCTCGACTCTGGAGCGGTAGGTTGGGTCGTCAAGGAGTCGCGTCTCAAGCTCTTGAAGCGTCCCGCGCCAAGGCACTCCATTCGGCTGGATCACCACATCTATCAGTTCAGCCAATCGCGCCTCTGGAGCCATGTCCTCCAACACTTCCACAATGCTGGGGTGGTGGAATGCCTTAATGCCAAACCGAGGGCATTTGTGGACGGGTGCAATCTTATGTATTTCCTCAACAAAATAGATAAATCCCGGCAACTCATCCAAAAGTGCGTCCCAAAAAGCCGACCGACCCTCTGGAGAGTCGCATTCCATCGGCATTTCGGCCTGTTGGACTTTAAACAGCATGATTTTGTCCTCTATTGAATTATCCAGCGGTGGCAACATGACGAGATTCTCCGATTCATCGTTGACTGAAATCGTAAGCCGCCAACATGGGGCCAAAATCAGCGCATCCTTGTGTTTGCCATGACACGACTGGTACTGGTTCACTGCAAAATCTTTAATGCGTGTGCCGAAAAGCCGCCGACTCGTTATGTCGTGGAACGGGGCTTCATCAGCAATCATTAGGTGCTCCGCTTGGAACAAATCGGCATTAAATTCTGTCTTGCCCGTCATGTAGCGGTAAGGGCGGGCGACTCGGCCTCCCAGCATTTCCGTAATTAGGTCTTGGAATAGATTCTTGCCGCAGTTGCGCGGCCCGGCCATGACGAGGGCTTGGCCCGGCATTGGTTTGCCCGCGTTCAACATTCGGCGGGCCATTTGGAGCCAGCCAAACACATAAAATAACTGGTCGGTGGATTCCCCAATAAATAGGTCGCTCAATATCTGCTCAATCATTGGGAAAGGTTTGTTTTCCCCCTTAATAATATGTGGATCATCCGTGACTAGCACTCTGGAGCCTTTGAAGTTCTTCAGCCCCGCAGTATGACCAGCAAGCGGCCCCGCATACTCACACGAATTCTTCACCACACATTCAGCCATGCAGTGTTCCACCTGACTCATCAGATCGCCTTGGGCTTTCGTGCCGTTGAGGCCAAGCAATTTTAGCTGCCGCTTGGTGGCGTCCGCGTTGAGGGGCAGATATTTGTCCCTATTATCTTGCATGAAAAATTTCTGCGTGGGGGCGTGATGGTGGATTTCAAAAAGGTGCATTGGATGGATTAAAATAAACTACTTTTTGGAGGTTGCCATTGGCCCGGCGACCGTGGGGCATACGAACAAATTGTGAGCGTGTCCATGTGGCTGGATCAGCACCTAATTGACACGCTGAGTGAAAAAACTTCTTAACTACATCCTCCGCACGATCCCGCACATCAAACCAACCGTGGAGGGATTTGCCCCCGCTCAACACGGCACAGCGCAGCACAATGTTTTTGTGGAGCTTGTTAAGTTGCTGGAGATATGCGGCATGGTCGTCAAACGTGCCTTCATCGAATTCCACGACGAGGTAGTGGCGTGGCCCAGTGTTTTGGAGAGTCCGCTGGGACTTGGTTCCCGCTTGTGTTTCTCCCCATTTATCAGTCATTGGATTCGGAACAATGAATTGGAGTTGGTGGAGGTTGTGCCAATGGAGGCGCGGCTTGGTTGCAAATTCTTTCGTACTCAACCCGCAACACAACAGTGGATTCCCAAAAAACAAACTCTCCACCGCATCATCAGCATCTTCACATTCAAGCGGACTGGATTCTGCGAGCGCACCCAGCCCACCTTCCTTACGTTTGGCGGCGTCCTGCCCCGACTCACTCACCTGACTCCACATCGGACGACGTTCGGCTGGGCCTCCTGCAATACTGCGAAGCGCATTCTGGACTTCCCCCGGCTGGAGATCACGGGTCGCGTTTGCCTTAACATATGCCTCTATATCATCTGGCCCAAATCCATCTTCGGCCAACACGCAACACGCATGATAAATCCATGTGTGAACGCCAGTGCCACCCGGTGGGCAGGGTTTAATTTTTGGGACGAGCTTTTGTGCCATTGGATTTTGCCCACTTCACCCACTTCTCTGGATTCCCGTACATCTTCCGCGCGTATTTAACCCGTGCCGCACGACCGGGGTAATTTGTTCTATATGCCATTGTTCTAGACTCATGCCGCCCGACTTCGTTTTCCAAAAGCCCGTGCCGGTGCGCGAACTTCTTAAATTTCTTATTCCAGTCCTCGGCATTAACGTGTTTCGTTGGGTCTTTAATTATCATCTATCTCAAAATCTCTTAACACTTCCTCGACTTGCGACTTCTGGATTCGCTCCATCAACTGGTTCTCTATTTTTTCAATAAAATCTCCCGCAAATTCTTCCCCGGCTTCTTGTATGAAATAGCAGAGAGCCAATTTTTGGAGCGTTGGTCGTTTCATAAATGCCCGCTCGCCCAACGCCAGACTACGAGCGGCAGTGCGAATCTGAATTCTCGCAGATTTGAAATCAGTCTTCGGCCTCGGCATCGTCGTCTTCCTCGCAGTGTGGGCAGGAGTTTAGTCCGTGAAGTCCCTCATTCGTGAACGTGGAACCACAATCGCGACACTGATCTTCAAACTCCGTGTAATCATCGTCGTACTCCATTGATTTCCTCCCAAATTTTATTAGTTTCTACTGCAAGATCATCCAACGTGCCACAGTTATTGATGGTGAAATCGACTGGATAGTCGTCCATTGCCGTCTCGCTGGAATGTTGGTCGGTTGAGTCAGTTCCCCGCACGACTCGCACAACGGTTCCGCCCTGCCCTTTGATGTAGTCCGCCTCATTTGGATAGCGAACATCTGTAATAATGGCAGTGTCGAAGCCTTCCAGTTCAAGGTTCTGGAGGTCGGCGTCCATTGCTTGAATCCAGTAGTCCTCGCCAAAAAATTTGCGGCGGAAGTCCGCGCCCCACGCTTGAAGCAAAAGACGTAAGGATTCCTTTTCTTCCTCAATTTGCCACACTGGAAACCCCGTGATGTGGGCAACCTCGCGCTTGAGATTATCTGCAAACGCAGCCCTCGCTACCTTGGGCCTGTCCAGTATTTTGAAAACGGCGTCTTTGCCGCTCCGCTTCTTGCCTGTTAGTCCGATTAGTTTCATTTCAATTTAGATTCCCAAACCCGCCTTGGAGTAGCGTGGTGACTCGGCACATACGACGGGCGAAATTCACCCGTTGGAGCAATCCACCCTTCCCGCTGGGCAACCCGCATAAGCGGCCCAACGGCTCGCAAATCTTTCGTGGTTTCGCTGGAATGAAAGTGCGCCCATATATCATCAACGATAAGTGTGTCGCGCCGTTTGGCAGTGGCGTAGATGGCGTCAAGCGTGGCCTCCTTCCATGCCTCGTTCGCACCCCCACTGGATTCGTTCATCGCGGCATCGCGAGCCGCCCGCCCTTTTTTGAGTGATTTCATTTTGTATATTTTGTTGCTTCGTATGCCTCCGCACCAATCGGGCATCCCTCCAACCAATCTGGAGTTATGCTCATCAAATTCTCTATTTCTTTGGCCGCGTCGTTATCGTTCTCATCCACTTCAACAATGAGTTCATCGTGGACACTCCAAACAACCTCAAATCCCGCGTTCAGCACTCGCGCATAGCAGTCGGCGAAAACGTCGCGGGCCGTGGCTTGAACCAAATTTTCGCATATCTTCCCACCGTACCAGTAGTAGGGATTTTGGCCGCGAGTGGTGGAGGCAGTGAGTTGTCCCTTCTCGCGTTGGATGTTGAAATATCGGACTGGTCGCTCGCTGGGCAGATATATGATGTGCTCTGGATCGCGCTCGTCTTTCATACCGTTCTCGCAGTCTTTCCAGAACCAGCAAACTTTAGGATTCTGCCGCCGATATTCGCGAACGGTGCTTTCGGCTTCACTGGAGGTCATAGCAATCCCCCAACCCGCCGCTATCTCGCGAAACTTCTTCGCCCCACACCCATATCCCAATCCAAGAACGCGAATCTTGGCGAGTTGGCGCATCTGTTTGCTGACCCGCTTCGCCCCCATTGTTGCCATCGCGTGGGCGGTATAGATGTCCTTGCCGCTGGCTACGATTTCCAGCAACTCCGTGTCTCCACAAAGCCATGCCAAACAGCGCGGCTCAATTTGTGCGAGGTCGCAGATAATAAATTTTTTACCGGGCCTCGGAACGAATAGGCTGCGCGTGTTGATGCCGAAGTTTTCTCCCCGTGGGAGGTTCTGCATATTAAGTCCGGTGTCGCCGCTCCACCTTCCCGTTAACGATGCACCAAAATACTTGAGGCCAAACGGTAGTGTTCCATCGGGACGTAGCCGCGTCTGGACTGTTTCAAATAGGCGCAGCAGTCGGTTAGCTTTTCTCCAGTCTCTTAATGCCGCAACAACTGGATACCGCTCCCCATACTCGGCCTCCCACGCCGCACACGCTGGATCATTTTGATTTGTTGAGGCTGGAGCCGGTATTCCTTCCTTACCACAAAACGCTTGAAGTTGTTTTAACGAATTAACTGGCTCATCATCAGCGGCCCACGGAACCACCCGCGCATTCTGTTTCTTTTTAGTAGCCAGAATGGCCAGACCCAATTCCAACAAATTCTGGTCTATATAAACTCCCCGTTGCCCGCTGGTCATTGTGTGACGGGCTAGTTGCTGCTCCTGCGCGGGCCAGAACTCGTTGTACTTGTCCCACACTTGTTTGCAGTAAACCGAATCCATTCGTCCATACTCGATGAGCGACTTGAGTTCATCTTGGGACAAATCTTTGGGCAGTTTACCCTTCATCTTGTCCCGCACTGCCTTGTCGGGCTTGACCCCCAACATTTGTTCAGCAACACCCTTGAGTGAACGTGGTGCTTGGATATAAACGGAGAGATTCGCGGAACAACTCCAGCTAGGTTTGATTCGCTCTGGAATCATGCCGTCCCGCTGGGCCGCTTGGAAAACCACCGAGTCGAACCCGGCGTTGTGGGCGACAAAGTGCGCGTCCGCAGGAATCGTGTCCCACGGCGCACACTCAGTCGGGCCTACATAATCGAACCCATCCCCATATATTGATACGAGGTAGGGGTCGAACTTGGGATGGCGACAGTATCCGTCTGGCCCAAGCGGGCGGACAGAACACTCGGCATCGTAATACGTCTCGAAATCAATCGCGATGCCAGTAGACATAATCCCCATTAGTGTCTATTGTGAAAAGTTGTAATTGCATATTTGTGTCTCCTTGTTTGTGGAGGGGTGAGAACGGCGACACTGCGAAAGCGTAAAACAGTGCCGCCGCCTCGGTTCCTCCCGTGGTGGCGTTCCCCCTGCCTACTACTGGGCGAAGTATGTTGCGGCCCATTCCGCAAATTCCGTGTCGTTGATCTTCCCGCTCTTAACAGCAGGACACCAATACTTCGTGTTGTCTTTCATCGACCGCTTGATGGTCGTGAGTTCCCAAGACCCATGAGCCAAGCCGTGTGGATATTTCTCGGCATCTTGGAAATTCAACGACGATGCCGTTAGGATTTGTTTCCCGGCATAGTTGTAAGAACTCCAGCTTCCAAAATCCAACGTGGCAAACGCATACGTTTCATCGTTGTAGCTAAATGGAAAAAACGCTGGATCGTCGCCCTTCACACATACGGTGGTTTTCAAGCAAGCAATCCACGGGTTTGGTTTTCCAAATTCCAGCGAGCCGCCAAGTTCCACAACTTCGTCCAGAGTTCTTGCCGTTTTCGGGGCTTCCTCGCCGCCAAAGGGAATCTTCTCCTTGTAGTATTTTTCCGCACTGGTAACGGTCATCAGCACCGGGTCTTCCTTCACGTTTTCCCGGTCGTCGGAGCGACAACCCAGCAGTGCATACTCCCCATTCAGAACGATGGAGCCGGGTTCAAATAGTTCCCCCAACTCACCCGTCTTGTGGGCAATACGAATGTTTGGAATAACCAAGTCACTCGCAGTGATTTCACCAACAACTCCAACAGCGGGTTGCGCGACGGCGACAGCAGTGGTCGCCCCATCTTTTTTTGATAATGTTTTAGGCATATCGTGTTTGTTATTTTCGTGTTTTCGACAAGTAAGTTTTGTCGTCGCCGCGTCTCACCAGCCCGGTACTCTCCAAGGCTTCCAAAGTGGATGCGGCAAACTCTTTTTTCTGACCCCGTGGGGCTTGTGCTTTGAGCGACTTCTCCAACGCCGTGACCGACATTGAACAGCACTCCAAAAATTCTTCTTCTGATAGATGGTCTTTGAGGTTTGACCAAACTCCCCCAACATCTGAAATCTTCCGGTTGCCTCGCGTTTGCTTGAGGTCGTACCCCGGTATCTCCACGCCTTCCAAGCGCAGTTCCAACGCAGCACTCCGCACGTTCTTCGCCCACCGCTCCACCACTGCCGCCACATCAAGTGCGCGTTTCATTTGCGCTGGATCAGTTAGTGCCGTGGTTTGCATTGTGTCGGGCAACTGAA